CTCTTGTGTATCTGCGTTTCGCCCGGGTCTCCCCAATTGTCACGCAACAGTCGGTCGCTATTCTCCTATCTACCCCAAACAGTGACACACATGTCATGGAGATGGTCAATCCATGAAATAACACATGTGTTTGTTGGTTATCATCATACCTTTGATACCCTTGTACGGGCCAACGCACGATATCTTTAATGCACTCACAGCAGGTGGCGCGAATCCAGATGTGGCTCTCCCAGCCCCAAGTGTTTCATTACCCTCCACAGCTACTTTAGTCCCGTATGTGTGTGTATAAGTTTCCTACCCTCCGGTTCTCAATGGTTTCCGGGCTACACACAGCGAACATATCCTCACTGCTTACTCTCACTACTTTGCTTTGCCAGGCACATCCGTCAACTGACCATGGGATTTTCACCCAACTTTGTCCCACCGCACACTCCAATATGAATCAGGTTTTCGGATTATGCAACAACAACCAGCCCTAACGGTGGCTACCGACCCACTTTATACTGAGGGTTCCAGTCCCAACCTCTTCGGCCAGGTTAACAGCTGATTTTCACACGAACCATAAGCTTACAAATACCAAATATCCCTAGATTACCTGAAACAAAATACGACAGCTATCCTGCAACGCAGCAAGGTTTCCACCAGCACCAACCATGGTAACACTCACTTCAAAAGTGGTTGTCCCATCGCTAGTTGCATAGAAAACACAACCGTGTTGTATGATCCCACCACTAGCCGTACCACCAATACGCGTTTGCGAAGTTTGGGGTGGTGTTGTGGCAGCTCCATTGACATAGCCCCTTGTGATAGCAAGGAACTCTTCGTTGGCATCATCCGAGTAACTAAGATCTGTTTCAATTTTGTACACACCCTTGGGAAGAGTGAATACACCAGACGTGTTCGTAAGTCCGAGGGCATTACTACCCAAGGCCTCATTAAACACAATAGTTTCTGGGACGCCTGTCGCATATGCTTGGTCACCTGACAGGTTGAATGAAGACGTGTTAGATGACACTAAGGTATCTATGTTACGCTGTCTAATGAAGAAGTCAATTTTGTACTTGACTTTCAAAAGACCGATCTCACTGGTAGTGCCATTATTGACAGTAGCAATGGAAAGGTTACACATGTCGTAATCTTGGCGAGTTGTTGCAACAGCAGCATTTCTCACCATTTTCCGACGACCTGTAGTGTGCACCCGTTGGGCATCCAGTCTAAGGACTGATTGTACCCAAGGCGAATTCTCAACGGTTCCAGCAGTATTACGAATCTCCACCAAAGATGTTGGTGGAGTATCGTTTACGTCGTATTCAGGACTAAGGATAACGGATCCTGGAGTCGTGGACGCACAGGTAGGCATGTATACAAATTGAACATCACGAATGCGGTATTGTTCATACACAGCGGCCTTCTGATACAAAACTGGAAAGATGTCAGACATACCGGGGTTTACTTGGTAGGTAGTAATTGTTGGAGTGGAACTGTTTGTACCGTTTACTGAGCAAACATGATCCACTTCATATCCACCCTCACTACCAGTTATCATCGACATTCCAACCGCAGCTGGGGCCGA